GTTTCCGAGAAGACTAAAAAATTCTGTGAGTTCTGGAGATTTCATTTATCATCTTTATTTTGATTCTTAATTAATTTTGATAACTCTGCTGTTGAACCTACGAATAGTGCGTTTGTTACATTTGTAGGGCCTTTGTTTGGATCTTGTTCAAGATCCTTCATTTTTTGTTGTAAGTCAATAAGTTTGTCTGTTGTATCTGCAACTGCTTTAATTGTAGTTGCAGCAACTTCATATGCTCTTGCAGAATCTGATTCTTGTGCTAATTCTAATATACCATTCACTGCTTCTTGTCCCTTCTCAACTAATGAGTATAAATTTGCACGACTATACTCATAATCCTTTTCAGAATCATTTTGATCACTCTTTTTAAGTTGATTCTTTCGAGGTTCAATCTTATCGTTTTCAACGACCTCTGTATCAACGTTAAGTGCTTCCTCGATTGAATCAAAATTTTTCATAATTCTCCTAGATGTCTATACCTTGAGATGGACTAGATGTTTTACCATCAGCAAAGAATGATGTCATTTCATCAAATCCAAAGTCATCACCAAACTCAATAGCTGCATTATCGACTGCACTAAGAACACCGATATTAGCGTTATGTTCGTGTTTAGCAGCGATTGTATTATCATGACCACGGAATACAGTAACATTTTGACCACTAATACTTCTGATAAGCATAATCTCAGTGTCAATAATAATTCTATCATTTGCACTTAAATCAGTGGTTGCACTAACTTTGAAGGTTGTGACCTTCTCAGATATTGCACCATCAACAACTGTTGCCTGATCATCATCATAATTTTTCTTCGCAGTTGGTGTTGCGCTGTATCGAATATTACGTTTTGCAGTTTTGAAGTTTTCACTAGCATAGTAATCAACATCAACCTTCTTGATAAGACCTTCTGGATTATCTGCAACAGGGCCAAAGAGGTAGGTTTTTGCAGTGAACGATAAGGTATAAATTAATATTCTACGAGAATCAAATCCACCCTCATATTGATCGCTATAATTAATGCTTTCTAAAACTATTGGAATATCTTTCTTCTCACCGATTGAACTAATTAAATTTACTGTAATGTTAAATGATGGTTGAAAGTAAGGAACTATTTGTTCTAATATTTGTAACGCATCATCACTCAACTTTGCCATAATGCTAAGTTCAAATCCAACATTGTATGGAACAGGCATATAAACTTTCTTTGCGTTTGTTCCACTCTTTGTAAGAAATGTTTGTGCGATTCCAGTCTTACGAGTTGGATCATATTGTAATCCTTGCATCTCAAAAGATAATCTAGGAAGAGTTATAGCTGTCTCTCTATCTAAATCTGGTTGTTGTTGAATTCTTGCCAAAAATTTCTGCATCGGCCCATAAGCCAAAGGCACTTTCAAGACACTAAAATTTGTCCCACTCGCATCCTTATGTCGAATGTTAATATTATTAAAGAGAGTTCCGAAACCGATAACTGTCTTTCTTAATATTTCATGATAGAAGTAAGTCCCTAACATATCACTATTTTTTAACTATTTAGAATGTCCCGAAAGGATTGCCCTCAGAGAAGTCCAAAATTGCATCAGCTTCAGTCTCAAAGTCTGCATTATCATTATATTGATCTGCCTTGTATTGTGAGTTTGGATAATCATTTGGTGTGTCATAATCTATAGATTCAATTACATATTCCGCACCAGATTCTAAACCTTTAATTTTTTCACCAACTTGGAATTGCATTGCAGTAAGCATGCTGACATCAAGAGTTCTAGACCCTGCATCCCACACTTTAACTCTTGCAGTTTCAGCAGAACTTGAAGAAACTTGAACAGTTTCATTGAAGATATAATCACCATCTCCAATAGTTGTTGCAGCACCAATTGTAATTGTTGGTGCAACGGTATATCCAGCACCAGCATTACTAATTCTGATTGATCTAATTGTTCCTCCAACCATCACTGCCTCAGCAGTCGCATCTGTTCCTCCCGATGGTGCGGTAGTAATTGCAACATTTGGTGTTGTGGTATAACCTGATCCACCAGATGTAATTGTAACGATACCTACAGAACCTAGAGAAGTGATGCCAGCAGTCGCTATACCAGCGCCTGGCACGGTTACAGTGGGTATTCCTATATATCCACTGCCAGGATTAATTAAAAGAATTCTATCAATAGATTTTGCAGTTCCGATGCCAGATCTTGATGTCATAATTGCAACAGCAGTTGCATCCACGCCAGGTGATGTGCTGATCGAAACAGTAGGTGCAGCAACATATCCATATCCATCATTTTGTAGAAATATCTGTTGAACAGCACCAAAGTTAAGAGTTGTATTTGCAGTTGCAAGACTACCAATACCAGATAAAACTAATCTTGCAATGTAACCCTCTGTTTGAACAACCTCATCAATTGCGTTGACATTTGTATCAATGACTTCATCCTCATATTCAAAGAGTTCACACTGTAATTGATAAACGTAATTCTTTTGTAATTGATAAAATGGTCTCTCATGTTCTACAAACTTGATCTCAAACATTCTTTTTCCTAGAGGAAAGAATATTAAATCTCCCTCCTTTGGTCTATTTGATAAAGTATAATCATCATCCTGTTCTAAAAATGGTGCAACTGCTTCTTCAAATCTTTCTTTTGATATCACGAATGTTGCCTCATCAGTGACTCGAACACCAAATTTTGTAAGTATGTCTCCTGATCCAGCATATCCGTCAATATTCATCAAATATGCTTCAAGAGGAAATGCCTGATCAAATCTAGATTCAACCACTTCTTTCATAATTGTTCTAGATGTCATTAATTTACGAGGAATGTAATGACACTCGATGCCATACATCCTTAGTTGTTCATTAACTAAGTCTTGAACTAAACCTTGTTCCCCTTTAGAACCCTGTAGAAAAAACGGATTTAACATTATCCAATCATATCAAGTGGAGGCATTTCATAATCGCTTGCCATTTTAGCTCTTATCTCAGCTAATTCTGCAACACCGTCATCATAAATTTGACGACCATTTAATTGAATACCGCCAGGTAATTGAACACCTTGAAACTTAATTAGATTTTGTCCCCACTGTCTTTTACATAACGCAGTGAAATATCTCTTTAAAAACTGATCATTGTACACTTTTGTAAAATCATCTGGATCTAATATTCGGAAACAATCAATTACAAAGTAATCATCTTTGTTTATTTGTGCCCAATCGACATCAATATAAAGACGATCCTGACGAATGTTGAATCTATATCTTACATCTGGATTTAACAAGAAAGTGATATCTTCAAGTTTAGTTTGAACCATCGCATATTGAAGAAGATCAATTGATCCAAATGCATATAAGTCATTTAAAAACAACTGATAACGAATGTTGAATAAACCATCATAAACAGTATCTGATCTAACTTTAAATATCTGATTAACTCCGATCACAGATGGAGGCATTTGTATGTAATTATTATTTTCCTCTATGTTAAATGTTGTAGATAATCCAACTGTTGATGTTGTGGTTGTTGTTGTAATTCCTAAAGTTGAATCTCCTCCTCTTGCTTGTCCTCTATCAATATCATCCTGTGTAATTTTATATTTTAAATACATCCTTGCGATGCCATCATAATGTCTTTCTTGATATATTTGGATAGCATCATCTAACAGATCTTGAAATTGTTCATCTGCAACATTAATCTCTAAGACAGGAAATCCAAGCTGTCTCTTTGCGTAATCTATTAATCCTTCTCTGGAACTTGGTTGAGCCATTCTTCACCTCTAAGTTGAAATACCTGTTCTTACAAGCACATTACCTTCTATTATCTTAAAGAAAGTAGAACCAGAACTTACATTGATATCGTATAGATATCTACCCTCAGATAAACCTCTAGTGACAGTAGAACCCATAGAAAGAGTTACTCTTCCATTTGAATCACCAAGAGTCACGCCAAAAGTATTTGCAGTTCCAATTGCAGACTTCTTCATATTACTTCTTCCTGTATAGTTAGAAAAATCTATACTAGAACCAGCAGAAGTTTTGACAGTAAAAGTGGTGTTAAAATCTGCACCAGAAAATATGGTAAGATTCACACCATATGG